TTATTCTCACACGGTTTGTATTACTTTTGTTTTACATTCAATAAGATTTGAATAATAAGTGGTGTTAATTTACATTGAACTTACTGCACTTAAAATCGTAAATTATCAAAAGTTCCTAGTGTGGTCGTTCTTCAATAAGACTATTTCTTACTGAAACACAATTTATGTCAAAAGTTTCTTGTGATCAATTGACTAAAAAGATCAATTATCAGAAACATGCTGCCGGTTTTGTCTGGGTACCTAAATCATTGCCCAAACCCTCTGTGCCCCTGTCACAACAACCTAATGTCAACCTGTCAGGTGTGCAATCAGTGGGAGCAGCGAGCGATAGCAATCAACCAATCAATAACGGAAGTAACGGGATTGCAAACAGCTCAGTCCAGCATGTTGGGGGTCACGGATCTAATCAATTACATGGTCCTAACCCCGGAGGAAATAGCGCAAACAGCAACTTGGGAGCGTCTGGCCGAAATGTTCAACGAAATCAACCAAGGCGACGCGGAGCCCCAGTTAGCTCACGAAATAATGGCATTCAACCTCGAAGAAATGGTGGTCGAAGACCCAATGGAGTTGGTCAACCTAGATTGGGACCCGGACGAGGTAATGTCAGATCAGGAAGAGTGGGAAGCTCTGTTCGTGTGGGACATAACCAGCCCCTCGCCAGAGCCAGAAATCTCTTGGGAGCCTTAAAAACTTTTGTTGATAAATTAAGCCCAAAGAGGTCGAAAATGCGGTATGCAGAGTTGGAAGGTGAAAGGATTAGCATCCCAATGATGTTAGACTATGACCAAGCAAAAGAATTTCATAAAATATTTGGCTTGGCACCAGTCTGTACAACAGGGGATGTTCATGATCACCCTCTATCCGCAGCAGTTAGGTGGATGGTTCAGCGGTATGTTGAGAGCCACATAGTCAACCGTTGCAAAGAGAAGAATAAGCCGGTTAAGTATGTGGATATTTATGGCTCATCACGCCTGCCGAACATGTTCAAATGGAGCGTAATGCCCGAGTTAACCCCAAACGATATAATGCGACGAAGACCCACTCGCAGTTGCAAGTGTGACATTTACTCTTGCCCCCATCTTGATGCGTCAACGTCATTTTCAGTTGACTCCCTTTATTATATGAATGTGGAAGATATAGCACATATTTGTTCTAACAATTTATTGAAAGAACATCATGTTGCATTCCACAGGATGTTGCAACACTCAGGTGTTGTTAATAAAGGGGAGTATAGGTGGACAACCTTTGAAAATGACGGCAAGCTGTACAACAAAGTGTATGTAGGTGGTGAAACCACCGGGAACATGTACACCAATCCTAGAATGGATTGGTTAGATCAAAGAGTTTGGAAAACGTCAAAAGGTTATTTATACTACGTGTTCCGTAAGAATTATGGCCCCATGGAATATGGTGTCTTTTTCTTGGATGATAAGGAGTTGCAAGTCCAGCCTTATGAGAATGAGGATAGATATGTACAAATTATCTCCTGGAAATTAGATACCCCTGAGAAGGATGTCCATTGGATTAATAAGTTGGTCGATATGGCCAAGTTTACTATTGGCCAGTTTGTCGGTTTGAAACACCGATACAAACTGGTGGAATACCAAGTGCCATTTGATTTATACACGAAATTGATACAGCAAGCGATGTTCACCAAGATGGAGGACAGAGAAAATCTTTGTCACGAACTCAAAGGTAGAGCCTTACGTTGGAAGAATGAGTGTAACCAGAAAAATCAGTATGTGGATGAGATGCAATTTACTAATTATTTACCACATGTTATAGCTGCAGCCATGACTGTTTCATTGCCAAGTGAGTTTGGCAGTATGCATTATAGCTATATAAATGATTTTTGTGTTACCAACCCAGAGTTGTGGAGAAAGAACTACTCCAGACCAAAAAGGATAGTTTTGAGTCTAGGAGTTGTTTTGGCATCAACTATTGCTTTATTCTGCACCAAACCATTAATACCTGTTATTGGCTTGGTTGCTGGTTTGTTAGCAATAGCTGCCAAATATAAAACCAATGTTAGTGGTTATGATTCAGTGCGTCGTTATGATTACGCCACCTCCACTTGTCAGGGTTTGGATATGGATAATTATTACAAATTCGTTACCTCATTAGACACTGTCAAGAAGGATGTTAAACTTCCTTGTATTCCTGGTTTCACAGATTATATTACTAAGGATAAAAATGTTTTTACGATTAAGAAACCAGATGTACGGCAAATGACTTGGGAATGTAATTGTGACTTGAAAGAAGTTCGGAAACCCTCTGTGGCCAAGATAATAAAATTTGAGGGTGTTGACGTCATGTCTTATACGAACTGTGTTTGTAACATGTTTTCCGCCATGAGTCAACGATATTTCCGACCGACACCAAAACAGGATCCAAATTTTTGGAAAACTGAATACCAAGCATTGCTCCATGAAGGCTCAGAGTTCCTTGACACAGATTTAAATGTCGCCGGTAATTATTCAGAATGGTACAAAGGCTTAGAAACACACAAGAAGAAATTAGTAGATCGCGCCATTCTGAAAAATGATGTTACGCGGATTAAAGAATGCAAGTGTAGAGTGAAACAAGAAGTAACTCTTAAATTGTCTGAAGTTGATAAACCAGGTAAACCCCGTGGTTATTTTCCTTCAGATCAACTTCACTATGCAGAGACAGGACCTTCAATGTATTCGTACAAAAAGATGTTATGTCGAAACATGAATGGTAGGCGGACAAAATTCATCTTTGCTTGTGGGATGAATCCTCTTGAATTGGGTAAGACCCTTGAGGACGCCTTATCCGCGCATTTGCCTAACACAGCCCAAATAGTGGCTGATGAGGGTGACTTGAAAACGTGTGAATCCACTCAGACCGGTTATCTTTTGGCTTTACAGTCAAAGAATATGGAAAATGCCGGGGTCACTCCACATGTGTTGGACCTCTTGTTCACTCAAGAATCTAGTAATTGTAAATTTGATTCTAATTCTATGGGTGAAATGGTTATATCGATGAAGAATTGCCTGTTTTCAGGCCGTTCCAACACTAGTGTAGGCAATACTTCCACTTTTGCAACTGTAATGAAACGTGCTTTGGCTAAGTATGGAGTCATTGATTATGTGGTTATGATAGGTGGTGATGACTCAGTTCTTTATTATTATATACATGATTATGCCAAGGTTCAGCAAGTCTGGGCCTATGTTTTAATGTCTGGCTTAGAACCAGAAGTCATACACCGCCGTGATTATCGCCAAGCACGATTCTATTCAGGAGTCTTTTTGCCTTGTTTAGACAATAAAGGTCACAGGCATTTGACTCACGCCCCACTTCTATCCAAAGCTTTTATTAAGAGTTTCACATATCGTTTGAAACCTGGACTTGATGTTAATCAGTGGTTAGAAATAACGATGGATCAGAAAAGGCGTGTTTGGAGTCACATTCCAATACTGAATAGTGTGCACCATATAGGCAACAAATTCCTTAATGGTCAGGAATTCAAATCTATGAAGGGTAAGTCTGTCGCGTATATGGACGTTGGTGGTTTTTTGCATAGAGATTTAATCTCCCAACCTCCATTAAAACCGGCTGATGATATTTATGATTACCTGGAAGCCATATATGGGGTCACGCCTGATGAAATGATGCGCTTAGAATCTGTTTTGATGGCTCATGACTTTGTAAACGAGCCCAATTTTTCAAATGAAACTTTTAAAATATTGTTACGTTTTGATATGAAATAGACTTAACTTTTTGCCCCAGCCTAGAAATACAAGCCTGGCGACTTGGGGGCGATAGCAGCCCGCGACGACAAGTTATTAATGTTTGTTGGTGTTAATTCTGCTGAAGCACATAGACAAATAGTTCACGATAAGGATTCTAAATTTAAGAAAACAACTGATAAAGTTCCTCTTTCGGATTACGTCGACGGTTATTTTGGTAAGTATAAGAAAACCAAACCAGTGGTTTTACACGATCCTAAACCTACATCGACTACCTCTGGTTATACCGACGGTTATTTTGGAGTTTACCCTAAACACGATTTGGTGGTTGAACAAGAGCACGAGGCTTACGATAAGTTTTCAAAAGCTAAACCCAAAAGCCTCAAAGGCAAACTCCAGAGACTCGCAGTCAAAACAAGTGGATTAGACGCGGGTAAATTTCCGAAGCCTGAGAATTTTTCAAATCCTAATCTTGAACTTATGCTTCAGAGACAAAGGCCCAAAATGGGTCCTAAAAGAAAACCTAGAATTAGAAGAGTTAGAAGAAAACAACAAAATCTTCCAGTTGCTTTACCTCGACCACGGCGCCAAAGATTTTCAAATGTGTCCGTGGCAGCAGCTTATGGTGGAAGCTTCAACTCTCCTAGTGACGCGATTCAGACAACAAGAATACGTAAATGTGAATATTTGTCTGATATTAGGCCAACTGTGTCAACTTTTCAGTTGCTCACTTTTGCTATTAATCCAGCTGTGGCAACCACTTTCCCCTGGTTGTCATCAATAGCTGGCTCTTGGGAGTACTATCAGATGAATGCACTTAGGTTTATTTATAAACCTAATTGTGCATCCACGTCTGTGGGTACTGTGGCTATGGCCGTTGAGTATGATACTGGAGATTTGTTACCGTTGAACAAGGTGCAGCTTTCAGAGTATAAACCTTATATCTCTGGCTCACCTTGGGCTCCAGATATCATTTATAATGCGCCCAAGAGGTTTCTCAACTTGCATAATAATGGCAAGTTGTTGACGCGTCAAGGTTCAACTACAGCCACGAACTTGACTGATGTTGGTGTTTTGTATTTTGCCAGTCAGGATGTCGTAGCTGGCTATTTGGGTGAACTGTATATTGAGTATGATGTCACTTTGATTAATCAGCAGAATTCTGCTAATGTTATCACAGGCGATCTCTCTGCCACAATGGCGGCATTAGTGCCTTTTAATTCAGCCAAGACGATAGTGCAGGGAACCGCAAGTGGTATTTCTTTTGGCGGAACTACTGATTCTATTTTTATACCTTATGTGGGTTCATTTTTGTTTGACATCAGTATTACAGGGGCGGCAAATTTGGCTAGCGTAACTTTGGCAGCGACCGGAACGGGTGCCATTGCTAGTCTTATTCAGGCCACTATAATTACAACTGGTCTGGATGCATCACATACAACTTATTTGGTCACTTGTGGTGCTGTTGATCAATTGTCACCCCCGAAGTTCACAGTAACCCTTACTGGTTCAAGTGCGGCAGGCACAATTAAAATTCGTATTGGTGCTGCTGCATTTGGCTTTACTTGAGTCGCGTTATTTATTTCCTAAAAATGCAAACGAATAACTCTCCTTTTTGGATTGGTGCCCAAAAAGCTCTACTTCTTCGACTGGCCGTCACACCAGTGAAGCCATCACCTAGCCCTTGAGAGACGGTGGAGGGTGGTGGTTCTGTTGTAGAGAACTCTTCATCATTTTGTTTTTCCTTTTGTTCTTTCAGATGAAGAGACCCATTCGTGTTGCATTTTAGATGTGCCAAGA